TCACTGTTTGAGAAGTTAAGATCGGTTTATCCGGCTCGTATTCTGAAATCACTTTTGGCGAGGTAAAGGTCACGGTGCGTTCGGCTTCGGATAACGCATTAAATGCTTTAACGCCTTTTACCGGCCCATTCGTTGAGAGACTAAATTCTTTCACCTCATGGAGCTGCATAGCTTCGCCTGAGATGACAATTTTAGTTTCTTCCGGTGATGCCACGTCTTGTAGCTCCGAAGTAATATTGATCGTGTTAGGACGTGATTCGCCACGCTGTCTCAACACCAATTTCTCAAGGCGGTAGATTTCGTTTGAAGGTGGGATTTTTACAAACGTGTACTGAAAATCAGCGAAGTGGGTGTCCGTATCTTCGGGAATATCGACCTCTTCTAAAACTAGCGCTGGGGGTGTTTTTGGCTGTTCATCCGGACGTGGACGCGGTGTAGATGGTCGCACGCCAAGAGTTGCGATGTCGAATTCATATCCGCAACAACCGTCAGCGCGAGATTCCAATGGGTTAAAGCCGATAAAGTTGTTTACTACAACACTCATATTTACTCCTGTTTTGAGGTTAAAGAAAAAGTGCCTCCTCGCGAAGGCACCGTATAGACTTAGTTAGGAATGGTGTAACCTAAGAAATTACCGCCAAGTGAGGTTAGTTTAATTACTTGCGTGTCTTCTTTCACCGCATCACGCCCGATTTCATCGATCACATCGCGAACGCCTAGGTAAACACCGTCAGATTTCTTCGAAAGTAAGTTACCTGCTTCTTGCGACAGGGAAAGTAACGCTGCCAATGAGGTCGTAGCTTCTTGTCGGTTTTCACCGTTAGCGTCAGTGACAATCGCTTTTAGCTCGCCGGTTTCCGAATCGTAACTTAACGAACTAACGTGAAGGTCAATATTATTACCCACTGCGACAAGTTTATTGCCACGGATAACTACCGTAGTACCGTCCACGGCGACATTTAGTTTACCGTTATCAATTTCAAGACCTTCGCCAGTGTCTTTATCAGTAATAACCTTATGCTCAATCATCGTTTATACTCCTTAATCTTCGACGATTACTTGAATGTATTTCGTGTTCACAGAGTCCGTAGATTTTGCATCTGCTGCGACTGTTACACGCCCTGCCGAAATAGCCGTCTTACCTTGCGAAGTCGCTACGTCAGCATAGTTATCCGTACTTGTAAACTCTACAGTCGCAGCGGTACCGGCACGAACCGTGATGATAAGTTTATCGTCTGCGGAGGCAGGGTTAGATTTACTTATAACTGGTTGAATAACACGACTTCTGTCAACAGTAACAGACGCTGGGATAACCTGCACTCTCTCAAAGGAATCGGAGCGAGGCTTACCCTCAGCTTTGTAGGTAATTGCCTTTTTCGTCGTACACCCCGTCGCATTAGTTACGTTGATGGAGCGAGAGATTGTCGGTACGGTAGCAAGTACTTTATAAGTCTGCCATTTACAATTCGTACCGATAGGGCGGCAACAAAAAGCAAAGATCGCAGTGTCGGCGGTGATCTCAAGTACACCGTTTGCGAAAGTGAAACCGGCGCTCCCTGTTTTCTCTGCATTAGCATCTGTTTTGACGGATACGTTGTTATCATCCCCATATACCATCGCCCCCTGCGATGTTGTCCCATTACTTAGGATTAGACTGTAGAAGCCACTCGTATCGTTCGTCGCATAGCCAATAACGGTCGAAGCGCCATCCAACTTAATTCGAAGACCTTTAAGTGTGCGTCTCTCAGCAAACACATTCATCGCTTTGGTCTCTGGGAGGGTAACATACGTCGAACTACTTGAGACTAAAGGAACAGCTTGCACCAACACCGTATTGTGATCTAACTCCGTTGCTGTAATTAACGGACAATCTACACTCGGAACGTAGGTGTTGTCTCTCTTAGTTTGCGCAGAAAGAATCAACGTCGCAGTGTTGTTTTTACCGTCTAAATCCAAACTGGTATTTGGGTTTACCGCAGCGGTGAATTGGAATGTACCTGCCTCGCTTGGTACTACTTTAAAGCGAACTGTGAACGTACCACCGCTCGCAAGACCTTTAATGTCATAAGACAGTTCACCGGTCTTGTCGAAAGAATCAACGTCTTGTTTAGCTTCGCGGATGTCTTGGAGGGTATATCTGCCACCGTTAGGCTTGTTGATAACTAAGTTAGTTAGGTCGTTTTTACCTTCGCCGGTGTTGGTTACGGTTACGACTACATCGAAGCTATCATCCGTAAACGCCGTTACTTTGTTCGCGGTGATACCCACCCCGACCTCTTGGAAAATGGACGCAAGCGCAGTTAAGCGAACGCATTGACCGTCTTGTTTTGCGAGAACTACCGTCCCTTTCTTCCACGCAGCTTCCGGTAATTGGTCGATAGCGTCGCAGTCTAAACCTGCACCGCCACTATTAATCGCTTCGAGCTTATTATCGCTATTCACGCGGATTGTCGTTCCGTCAGCTAAGACATTTACTTTCTTCGCCACTGGGTCGATACCCAAGGCTTCACCTAAGTCGTCACCTGTAACGACTTCTTTTTTAATCGCCATATCTACTCCCTATGGTTGGATCGCACCAACTCTTGCCCCACCGATACTATTTAACTGCTCAAACTTCGCGAGGGCATCTTCCAAAGTCTTAACGCGTGCTTCTAACTCCGCGAGATCCGCAGCCGTTACGACACCTTTAAGTGTAACAAGACCGGTAATAGGATTGACCGAGAAGTTATCCGCACTCAAGTTGATCGTAACCGGATTATTCTTCGTACCGTCGCCTTTGATCGGCAAGTATGTCGAGACACCGGTGCCATCACATGACGCGACTTGCGTACCTTTTGGCAACGCAAGTCCCGTACACCCTAGCAAGCCAGGTTGGAGTTCGCCGTCTTTAATCAGTTTATTAATGTAGTTCTCGACCTGGTCTTTCGTCATATAGACCACATCGCCACATCCTCTGCAAGCCATGGTTGCCCCCTATTTTTGCTTAATAGCGCGAACGATTAAGCCTATTACACCAAGCGCAGAGACAAAGTAAGGTTTCCATGCTTCCGGTAACAAGCTCGCGATTGACTGTACATTATCAGAGAGTACAGGAGTTACCGCCACAGCAGACAATACCCACGTACTCCATGATTTTGCGTAGTCTTTAAAGTTGAAAAATTGCATAGCGCAATCTCCTATTCATAGAACGGCACTTTTTTGCCGTTGATTAACATAAAGCCCGTAGGCTCACCTAAAACCGCACCTGCTCCACCTATAATTGGCGGAAGGACTTCCACATTCACCGTAAGAGGTGGTGTAGTGGCGTTTCCATAGGTACTATCTACTCCGTTCTCACAGCATTCGGTTTGGCAGTCAAACGCTGCGAACAATTCATCGCTAGGAGTAAACGTTACACAACTTCCGAGAGGGAACCGGCGAGGCTTAGTACCACTTAAACCACGCTCAATCGCGATGTTACCTTGGAAGTTTAAGACTTTAACGACTTCATAGCCGGTCGTGTCTTGGATCAATAATGTCGTCCAATCGTTCGGCGATAGACGGTTAATAATTTCGGTTGGGTTAGAGAGCGGAATGGACTTATCATCCGCCTCCAAGATTGCCGTCAAATTACCTACATAACCCGGCATTGTCTTTGCGACCATGTTTAGCCTCCGCAACAAGAATCATGTTCAGGGATGATGACATCGGCGACTTGTAGTTTATCGCGCTTGTCGATTTGGAACTTGTACACCTCGCACCCTCTCGCTTTAACTGTAGCCACATAGCGACCACAGGCAAGCTCAGCAAACTGGCTGTCGAGGATAAAGCGTACGTTCCCGTGTTCATCAGAATCGAACATATCATACACTAAAGTTAGTGGTGGTTCACGTTTTATCTCTACCCGTCTAAACTCACCGCACGGGGTATAACCGTAACAATACTCCGGTGATTTCTCACACTGTAGCGGTGTGATGTGTAACGCTAAGGTGTCATAGCATAAGTGCGCCCCACTTCTTCGGAGGCGCAACTTTATTTCATTGGTACGGTTATCAGCTCGGTAAATCATTCGATACCCTCTATCTCTCTAATGGACTTGATAAATGTTACGTTGTCATTAAACCGTTTTTCTTGCGATGCTTTCGTATTTGAGAGCGCATGGCGGTATTTCGTAATTGACTTAAGCAACTTCATATCTTTGTCGTCTAACTCATACCCGTTCTTCTTCAACCAAGTAGGCGTTGGGTCGGTGTTATCTTTACCCTTAGCTTTGATTGCGATAGCGGTTAAGTCGCTGTAACGGTCGTTCATGTAGGTCTGCGACATCGCATAGGCGATTTTATCCCAACCTCGCTCTTTACGATAGAAGGAACTTACACCTAGCATGGCCTCCCAAATAGACTGCTTAGGTTCATCTTCAACCACGGCGGTTAGTACTTTTTGGAATACCCCTTTAGTCCAACCGGTAACGAGTACTTTCGTTTCTTCCGGTGTGAGGTTGGCTCGAATACCCATCAGATCAGCATCATAAAGTGCGGTCGATAGGCGTCCCCATGCCGGGTCGGTTGACTTCTTACCGGTATCAGGCTTGTAGTCCTTAAAGCTCGCGAGTTGTGAGTTAAGGCGGTTGCCGAAGTTATCCAACCCCATCGCCGCCAAAGTAGGATCTTTAAACGGCTCAGGGACAAGTGGGAATAACAACAACGCCGCTTTTTGGAAAGGCGTACTACCATGGGCCACCGGAATAGACACCGGCACGGCGTTATCCGATAAGCTATCAATAATAAAGTCTTTCGCTTGGCTCGCAGACCATGCCCCGGTTATCACCTGTACGGCAGATACACCTAGGGCATTCTCTACGTTACCAGCACCATATTCTACCGGGAAACGAATAGCACCGTAGCCACTCTCAGAACATCCGACCACGATCGGTACCTCACGGAGTAATTGGTATGGGTTCATTCCGGAGATTGGGTTGCCTAACTGTTTCCCGTTATCGTCGCAAGCGTAGTCTGCAATCGCTCTCGCAAGTAGATTAAGTGATACAGCGATTGCAACGTTATTTACCATACGGGCAGTACCTTTATGCGACCATTTGTAACCGGGTAAAATACCCAAGAAGTTATCGTCAGGGTTATTCGTTTGCTCTAAATAAGCGTGTTGGAAGGCTTTCGCACCTTGCGCAATCGCATTACCGAACATCGTATAGTTACGCATATATCCCATCAGCTTACTGGCACCTCGTTTGTTGAAGTTCATAAAGTGCAAGTTCGCCTCAATCGCCTTTTGTTGATCCATGCCAAACGTTCCGGTGAGCAAGTCGTACATCATTAACGATGATACTAACTCCTGCGACATTGTCATCGTGGACGCTGTATCGAGAATCGCCTTCGCACCGTCAACTAGGCGTGTAAATTTCTTACCGGCAGCAAAGCGTAACTTTAGATCCGTACTGGTGTTGATCAAGTCTTCAATCCGCGAAGAAATACCGCCTGACTTGTACATCAGTTCGAGTTTGTCTAATTCCGCTTGTACGGCATTACGCTTAGCCGGCACTAAGCCACTGAGTAGCGTTGCTGCTTTCTCTGCGTATGAGCCATTGTCAACTAAGCGTTGCGCAAAGAGTAATGCTGCTTTCTCTCTTGCGAACATTTTTAGTGGACTCATGAGCGTCTCTTGAACTTTATTTTTAAGCAAGAACGCTTGGAGCTTAGTCTCTTTCGCATACGTATCTAATGCCCCGTTCGATTGGAACCACTTCTGTCCCTGTGGCGACATCGCTTTTACAAACGGACTAGTCTCTGTAAAGGCCATTAATTGATTGAGTTTCTCGTTGTAACCTTTATAGGCGTTGATAACGCTAAACCCAAACGTCGTGGTAAGACCAGCCGATGACAAGCGAGTTAGCGAAGATACAAGCGCTGGAATCGCTCTTAAAACGAGGTTATCCGATTGTGTAAAGCGAGCAATGTTTTCACCGAATAGCGCACGGTTAGCTTCTTCATTCGCGAAAGATACCTTAACAACTTCTTTGTCGAGTTGCCCTTTATTTTTTACCGTGCGCACAACGAGAATACCGTTCTGCTTACTGTATTCAGGCGTATTACGCTTATAAACTTTCACTATATCAGGGTGCGATTTACTCATGTCGAGCATAACTTCCCCTACGTGTTTTGCAGCATACTGCTTAGACATTAACTCAATATGCCACGTCAAGTTTTCACTCGCAGTACCACCGTTAAACGCCCGGCCATTTTGACGGCTTGAGTATTCTGCTGCCTCTTGGCGAGAGACAATTTGGTCGATGTTGTTCGCATTTGTTACATCGTAGACGTCATCGATTGCGTTGCCTTTACTATCTTTTGCATTAATGTTGTACACATAGCGAACTTTACCCATGGTACCGGTTTCCCATTCTTCGCTGGTAGCTTGCCCCATGATTTCTTCACCAATTAAGTCCACTGCTTTTTGATAGATTTCTTGGCTAAGGCGAACGTATTGCTCAGCGATAGGCATAATGCGTCCTTTTACCGTGGCCTTCACATCGCTAGTTTTGTAGCGGTAGTGAGTAACCATCTCGATTTTTGGATCGCCGGTGTTTTCGTCAGTACCTAAATAACGGCGAACAGTATATGGTTCTTTGGTTAGCGATGATACGTCCTCGTCGATGAACCCTTGGTCTTTGAGCTGTTTTAACTTAGCCTCTGCCTCTGCGGTAGTAAAGCCATCATGACCTCGCCAGTTCTTACGGCTTGTATCGTTCTCGCTCGCCGGCACCAAGATTTGGTCGTCTGACTTGTCGAACATATCTTGGATCTTAACCATTTTCTCTAATTCTTCCGTATAGCGTTTATACTTAGCGACGATATAAGACGGTACGTCTAAGTTCATGATACGGTTGTTTTCCAAGTATTCCTCGTACTCACGCTTTTTATCCAGTAAACCCGGAACATGGCGAATGAATTTGCCATTTTGATCGTAGATGTCATCACCGAAGATAGTACGGTCGATGTTACGGCGTATCTTTTCGTTACCGCCAGTAATAGCACGTAATGAAGACGTTGTATCTTGGATTAGGTGGTCTATCTGTTTACGGTTCTTACGTTTCGGGAACAAGTCTTTATTCTCCGTTACGAAGTCAAGCATACTACGCTCGAACGCTTTCGCTTTCTTACTGTATTTTCTCGCTACCTGTTGCGCACGGTTTGAGAACGTAGCAACCGCATTAGATAATCTACCACCATTACCTTCCGGATCGAGGTCGATAATAATCTGCATGGAGTCTTGCACCCACGTCCACCAACGTGATAAAGCGTTTTGACCGGCGGTCGTAGCTTTCGCAGAACGCGAACCATCACGGGACGGAATGGAACCAGTACGGCTAATATCACCGCCGACAATGACATCGCGGAAGTCTTTCGCTTTTTCAACTAACTTATCAGCGATTGAGAATGATACTGCCCCGGCCAAAGCGGAATCCGGTGAGTGCATAAACTCTAACTCAGCCTTAGCTAACTCACGCATTTCTTTACTTGGGACGATTGCCTGTTTAGCTTCATCTAACAAATTAAGCACTTGTTTATGCGTGAAGGTAGGCTTACCTAGAACTTTGCGTACGATATTCGCCATCGCAGAAAGTGCTTTCTCTACGAAAGATTTAGTCTCGCCACGTAGCTCTCTAGGTACAGAAATGCCGTAGCGTTGTTCAAGCGAAGCGACGTTATTGGATTCTAACGCAGCACCTAATTCAGCGAGTGCTTCTTCAACGGCTTTCTCTTGTGTAATTTCAGTTAATTCATTATCCGCACGGTCATTTCTGATAGCGTTGGCGAGTGAATTAATGAAAGCGTTATTGCTCACGTCACTTAAAACTTTACCCAATTTTTCGCCGTGTTTTACATCAAGGCCTTGGTGAAAGAGTTCATGCCATGCCACCCATGTAGCGCGTTCTTCTGCGGAAAGAGTTTTATCGGCACGGATATTATCAGCGACAATATAAACCTGTTGGCTATCTGCATCATAGAAACCTTCCACACCAGCGTTGCGTAGTGTGTTAAATGCGCCTTCATTGTCGAAGTCTTCTTTAGTTACGAACCGGATATTTTTACTTAAATCACCTAACGCCTTTTCCAAGGTGGAAGACAATTTATCCACCGAAATACCCTCAGCCTTAACGTCTTTCGCAGCTTTACTCCACTTCAACGCAGAACGCTTAAACTGCTTACGTTTACTACCTTCGTTAGTAGGCTGTGTTGCTTTGCCATCTTCTTGCGTAAGTACATACACCATCGCACCATCTAACTTATCCACTGCCTTATTGTAGAATGCGGTCGGAATGTTAATGCAACCATGCGATAAGAAATTGTCGCTCGCTGTCGCGGAATCGAGCGCAGCTTTCCGTTCAGGCAAATTCACAACACGGTGCATAGCGATAACACGTCCATCAGAACTACGCGCTTTCTTACCTGTTTCTTTGTCGGTCAAGTCTAATACGCTGTCCCCAAACACACGGCGATCTGTTGCGGTAAGTTGTTTAGTATCCACTTTGTGAAGTTGGAATCTACCACTCGGCGTATTACCGAACGCATTTGAATCACCTTTGTTCTTACCAAAGATTGCGTTTTGAGAATCTAAGACTTTACCCTCCGGACTAACGACTAAGATTTTGCCGTTCTCTTTATCCGCAACCACGAACGATTTACCACCGTGGTCTTTGTTGGCCACAACCCAATTAATAGTATCGCTGGCTTTTTGCGAGGCACCTTCGATTTTCTGCGACTGGGTGAAAGTACCATATCCTGTATGCGCGTGAGCGTCTTGTGGGATTGTCATTGACCCAACGGCGACCACGGCAATAACGGACGCCAAGACTTTATTCAGGTAGTCTAAGAATTTACGGAGTAAAGATTGTGGATCTACACTCTCACGTACTTCCCGATCTGTCGCCATACCAGCAAGGTCTTGGTTAGTAGCACGCTCTTGTCCTAAGACTTTCGCAGCCTCCTCACGGATTTCTTTAGCTTTGCCACGGAACTGATTACGACGAAGTGAATTTTTAACCGCCTCTTCCTGCGTATTCACCTTGTCATCTTCAACTGCTTGCGCATGAGCGAGAGTTTCGGTAGCAACCGCTTGATAAGATTCGTCCTCTACTAGCTGGTCGAAGAACTCCTCCGTAGTGGCGTACACTGGATTGCCTTTAAAGTCGAAGCCCAATAAGCCATCTTTTGTGCCCTCAAAATCCTTATGCGTAGGGTTGTTCTTATGGAACTTAATATACCCACGTTTCGCCGCCTCAAAGCTAGAATCTCTCGCTTGTGGCGTAGCGCGGAAGAATGCCTGTCTAATGTCATCTTCACGATCAGGGTGCTGTTTAAGTAAGCGATGTGCTACGGCTTGATTTTGACGTAGATCAACATTTTTGAACTCTTTCGCAAATTCATTGGTGGTATTGATCTGCTCTTTCTCAGTCGCTACCGCATCATTAATCGCAGCCTCTTTCGCATTACTTTTCTTCACCGTTTCTTCATACGGCGTAGAAATAGCTTGTTCAAATTCTTTGCGCGTTTGTTCTCTACGGGCATTGAACTTATCCTTTTCAAGCTGCGAATAGCGATCAAATGCTTCGTCATCTAACTTGTTAGCGAGTTTATGAATTGCGTTACGAACCTCTAGATCACGAGTAAGGTCTTTTTCTCGTGCTTCATCTCTCAACTCCGAGACCTGTTCAGGCGTAGGCGTGTCTTTCAGTTGTTTAATTTTATTTAATAACTCACGCTTTTCTTCGCTAACTGGTGGCGCAGTTTCTTTCGTAGCTTTTTCTTTAACTTTCGTAGAAGTCTTACGTTTCTGACTAACACCTGTTCTTGCGTCTAACTCTTCGTCGCCTGTTAAGATGCCACCCATCTGCGCTAAAGTAGCTTCGGGTACAGGTTTGCGTACAGGACGTGCGAGAGGTACTTTGTCTTTTATGTCTGCATAGCTTTTAGCCGTGTCGCTAGTTCTAACAGATCTATTTTTAGCCGGCACTTCTACCCAATGCGAGACGATGTCAGGCGAGAGCATAAGAGTGTCAGCGAGGGTGCCGTCTTGCATATTCTCAACATTATGGCGACTGCCTTTACCACCATATCCACCCATATCCGTGTAACTCTTAACCATAACCGCATTATACGGCACACCGTTTTCATCTGTTACACCGTTCGCGATAACATACCCTAATAAGGCATCTGTCGCACGTTTAGAGCGAGCGGTTAAGTCAGCTTTAGCGTCAGGGCCATAGAGAAGATCATTCACCTTTTTCTTAACTTCTTCCGGTATTGCAACGCGAGGGAGAGCGTCCCAGTTCAAGTTTTTACCGTCTATTACAAGCGGATTTAATGTTACGCCCTCTTTCAACACTGGTTTAACGAATGTACCGTCACCGTACATATCGTTAATAGTTTGCGAATTTGAGAGGAACACGCCTCGTAGATTGAGACTTCCATCGAATAATTGACCTTTACGCACGGCTGAGATGAAGTCGCCATCTCGTAATTGATCCGAAATAGATTTCAGTAAGCGCTTATAGTAAGGAGTAGGGGTCTCACGTTTTACAGGTGTCGTTAAGGCTTTCGCTTCTTCTGCGGTATGTCCTGTTGCTGCTACGGCTTCTGTCGCGTTATATAACTCAGTTTTTACGTCGTCAGGAAGATCTACCCACGTCGCTCTATCTTTTGCTTGTGGATATTGCTCTTGAATTTCATCAATGCGTTTACGTAACGCGTTTACTCCGCCATGGCGAGCAACATAAGCACGTTTGCTATCTAGTGTTTCTCCCACGCTATCGCTTTGCGACCGTTGCTGTACTCCGCCACCTGCGCTTTCTTCGACAATAGTTTGCGTTGGTTCTCCACCTTGTTGGCCTCCGTCTTGCCCCAGTTCTCCACGTTCTCCTCGTGTTGGGTCTGTTTCTCCGGTGCGTCCGTCAATCCCAGTTGTATCGCTCGCTGGCGCGTTATCGTGCGATTGTTCAATAGGATCCGCAGAAGCCCCCGTGTCGGACTGGCTATGTCCTTCGGTAACGGTTTCGGTTTGAGCTGGCGGAACTGATTCACTAGTTTGAGTACTGCGTTCTTCTCCGCTTCCGTTAGGCTCAGTAGATCCTTGTTCGACAGGTTTCCCGTCAGCATTTGCCGTGCCATCTCGATTATCTGTTCGATTTTCATTAAGCTCTCCTCGCTCCCATGCGTTGAGAGCCTCAATAAAATAGTTGTTGCCGTCTTTATCAGAGAATTTATCTTCTATCTCTTGAATGCGATTACGTTCTACGTCGGTCAATTCTTCGTTGTTTTTGTTAGCTAACGTGTTCCATTCAGTAAAGAGTGCATCTTTATCGTCAACGGATAATTGACCGGCCGGAGTAACATCATTCCAGTCGTTACGAGTTTCACGCTTTAGCTTATAGGACTTGATTTCTTCTGCGAAGGCTTTTTGTCCTTCGCTCGTTGTCATATCATGTCCTTTCTCACTCCCTAATTTATTAAGTTTCGCCTCTACAGCGACATCAGGATGAGCTTCATCTTGTACGTCGGTGAGTTGAGCCGCTTCTTCGAGTTTAGTATCGGTAGCTTTTGTCGTATCGAGTGCGTCTTTTTTACTTTCTACATACTCTCTCGCTTTTTCTCCTACTTTCTTCGTAGAGTGTCCGACACCTTGCACCACGTTTTCCACAGAAAGCGCGCCGAGAATAAAGGATTGGGTTAATCCATCGTTCCACTTCTTGCCGTTACGTACGTTCTCAATAGCCGTGGACGCAACTTCTTGTAAACCTTCATCGCTTACTTTCAACCCTACACCACCAGCTACCAGTCCTGCTTTTGCGAGTTTAGTTTTTAGACTAGACGCGAGTTCTACCGCGGAGCTTTTCGCAAGTACCTTAGCTCCAATAGACCCAATCGCTCCACCCATGAGTGTTTCCGCCATAGTCATAAGCGCACCAGTCTTCATACCCTTAACAGACGCCTCATTTATAACGCCTCGTTTAGCGAGTTCTTCTGCGAAGTTAATGTACTCTTGCGCAGACATTTGCGACGGGTCAGCGTCCTGTCCGTATAGCTTTTTATACTCCGTAGATATAGCACCATTAACCGCCGATAACTCTTGGTCGGTAATGTTGCCACTGTTCATAATCGCTAAACCTAATGCTGGATGTACAAACCACGCTGCTGTACCGGCTATGGTTGTTACGCTGTTACGAACCGTGGATCCAAACGCCGTACCGAAAAGATTCTTTACGCCTTCCACCGACGTAAGTTCACTAAGCGGGTCTTCATTAAAAGCTTGATTACGTTCATCGCGACTAGCGATACTAGATTTAGCCTGCTCATAGTATTGCGCAGCTTGTTGGTTAGACATCGGAGTCTTTCTACCATCAGGTAAAGTAACTTCTTCTCCGGCTTTATCCGTCATCGCAATAGTTTCAGCGGATCGATAGTTCGATAACTTCTCTAATAACTCTTTACCAAACTCTTGTTGTTCTTTTGTGTAGTCACTAACTCCCGTGCTTATTCCACCCCAAGCGTCTTCATTTGAGTCATTCGCGATTCGCGCATTACCAGCTTTTACAAGGGCATCTACCCCACCTAACCGTTTAGCTTTTTCTAACAGCTTAGGATCGTATTTAGCGAGTAAATCTTCGTTCGAGTTTTTAACTTGGTTTAAGGCTGCGTTACTCAACCGTTCCACCTGCGCTTCAATCGCCGGAGAGTTAAATGTAATAGCTTCTTTCGCTTGGTTAAGCCACGTATTTTCTTTAAGCGTCATCGGCAGACCTTCGATTTCTTCGATCTGCTTAGTTAGTGATTCTTTCTTTTCACCATCAGGTAAGTTATCGCGATACTTTTTAAGACTGCCTAACCATTGTTGTTGCACTTCACGTACTTCCCATGACTTCAATCCGTCTTGGCGAATGCGTTCGTTTAACTGCACGTAGTTTAATGCGTTACGACCGATTGTAGGCTCGATGCCATATCGCTTGTTAGTATCTGCGATGAAGGTGGGTTTAGATTTCTCAAATTCTTCAATCTGCTCTGTTACCGACTTCTCAGGTGGCGCGTCAACCGGTGCTACATTCGTTTGCGCATTTTCAATGGGTGGTAATACAGAACTACCGCTAGGCTGTTCAGGCGTAGCGGTAGGAGTGGAGAAATCGACTTTGCCGAAGTCGAATTTATTTAAATTTAGTGCCATGATTAACTTCCTCTAATCATTCTTCTTAATGGCTCGTCGAGTTCAGTTGGGTACTGGTCTCGTTTATTTTGCTCGAAGTTAATGTCAAAGTTGTGAGGTTTTACTAACGTCCCTAACTGCGCCAGTCTATCTTTTTGTTCGGGCGAATAGTTTGGATTATTCGCCACATTAATAAGGTAGTCCTGCTCTTGTGCGCTCTCAGGGATAATCTGCTCCCCAGTCGAAAGCTGTGCTACCGCTTCCGGAATAAACCCCAAACTTTTACGGCTAACGTCAGCAAGCTGTGTAACACGTTCGCTGTCTTCGCTACTTCCTCGATCTTCGCTACGCTCTCCATGACCGGTGGTGTTTGCGAAGTTGACGTCTTGCTCACCACCGGTGTCGTTTTTGGGTTTTGTGGTTCTTCCACTGAGGCATATTGATTCCCTTCCTCCGGTGCATCACCTAAGTGGCGTTGGATAGAGCTATTCACGAATTCAGTGCTGCGTGTTTTCTGAGAGTATGGTGAACCCGGCAAGCTCGCCCATGTTCTGTTAGACTTCGCCACGGCCTTGTTAAAATCGCCGGATAAAATCTCTTTAAGCGCACCATTTTGCGAAAGCAACGATACGGCTGCTAAGTCTTGTGATTCCGGTGAGAAATCCTTAAGTCCTAATTTTTTCGCCTCGTCTTTCCATGTGCGCTCAAGGAATTGATACGCGCCAGTGGCAGTGGAGCTATTATTCTTCCCGTCAGTTTGCTTGAAACCCCATTTGTGGAAGGTAGGCTTATCCAATGATTCAAGTTGGTTCTTGTGGCTACCGCCATATACACGGTACGGATCAGCTCCTTTGGAAGTACCTTCCGCATCACGAATCATCGCCAAGAAGGCTTGTACGCGTGGGTCATCTAAGTGTTTTTCTAATTCAGCTCTTGTAGCCATCTTCTATCTCCCTAGTGGATTTTCATTTTGGTTTGCGGTGGTATTAGGATCGGAAAGACCTGCTTCCTGTAAGATTTGCTCTCTTGTGTAACCCACAGGGAACTCCCATTTTTCACCATTTGCGAAATACAAGGTGCGCCCAATTAGACCCACGTTCTCGTTAATGTTTTCGCCATTACCCTTGTTGATAAACTGTTGTAAGTTCTCACTGTCACCAAGTTTAAAGCTGTTTACCTTATAGGATTCCTGCTTATTCGTTGCTTTCGATTGACCTTTAGATCCTGTAGCTCCAACGGAATAAGCCTCCATATCAGTTTGCGCTTTCAGCATGGCTTCTTGCGCAGCCGTTAAGCCAGCTTTAGCATCATCGACTTGTGATTGCGCTTGCTGAATAATACTTTGCTTATATGCGTCCAAACTTTCACGGTATTTCTGCGCATTCGCCGGTAACTTCGCTTCCGCAATAATTTCTTCCGGTGGACGTTTATCGCCGGCTTGTTGGCGACTTGCTACGTACGCAGACGTAAACGCTTTGTCCCAAGCTTCCGGTGTCATACTTTGCGCTTGAACTAAGTCATTATTCGCAGTATCAAAGCCTTGTTGCGCAGTAAACACCGAATTACGTGCTTCACCGAACGCTCGCGTAGCTTCCTGTAATCCTTCCATATTATCGTTTCGGTTACGGTTAAAGCGGATAGTTTCTTCTGTATTTTGGTTAGCTAACCCTTGTGCTTGCGCTTTGTCAGACCATGCTTGGTTAGCTTGATCCACGTTATCTAGCTGATAGCCGGAGGTGTTCGCATCATAACCTGCTTTGTTTTCTGCTGCGGCTGTATTGGCAAAAACGATGTTAGCATTGGACTGCCCTAACTCGTCAGCTTTATTGTTAAGACGAGCATTTTGCGCAAATGTAATATTTGCATCGCGTACCGCGTTATCGATCTTGGCAGAATCACCAACAAAACTTAACGCCTCTTTACGCGCACCTTGCGCCATCTCGTTTTGTAAACCGTAGTTCTTGGCAACACGCTCAACATCTAACTGATTCAACGCACTATTCGCAGCGTCCGCTTCTGTTGCGAAATTGAAATTGTCGATATAGTCCCGATAAGCGTCACGTCGCCCATGGCGAAAGCCACTATTAACAACGTCTCCTCGATAACCGCCTCTTGTCGGTGAAACAATAAACATATAAAAGTCTCCTAATAAGTCCGTGAAGTCTTAGGCGTTGTATTCACCGCCACCTTCGTACTTGGTCTGTATATTGTACCGTAACTACCACCACTTGGCGAATATTGTGGGCGTGTAGGTGCGGAGATTAATCCACCGATAGTGTACGCTGCGGTTCCTAACAAACTAGACAACGCTGCACCTGGGTCAGCTCCGAACGAAGCAAATGCTTTCGCTGAAGCATTAGCCCCTTCCAAACCCTGCCCGGCCAAACCACGTCCTGCTTGAACCATCGCAAGTCGAGCTTGTAACCACTTATTCTCCATCCGATCCGCACGAGAATTTTCATACTTAACCGCACTATTCATTCCGGCGGAAATCAATTTGGCTTCCGTGGAAATGAGTTCGTTCAAGGCTGAGCGTGTTGCGCCTGTACAATACTGGCTCGCACACATTAAAACTTCTCTACGCTTACCGACCATTTGAAGACGAGCTGTCGCCATCATACGGCCACCAGTAGTCTTGTACTGTGGCTTATACGGCGATGCGAAATAGCCATTAATCTGACCGCCCAATGCTGTCTCATGCGGTTGGAACTGGGCCTTGTATTGGTCGTACATACTCTCAGCGATTTTTAGCTGACGATTCGCTAAGTCGAACGTTCGATCCGCAATCTCTTTCTGTTGCTTGTACTGCTCAGTCAACGCCCAAAGCTGAATCCCATTGAGCGCGAACATAATCGTGGATTTCCACCACGCCGTATCTTCGGTATAGACCTCCCAGTAGAACTTCTGCCACTCCTTTTCTTCCTCACGGCGAGCTTTTTCCGCAGCCTCAAACTCTTTGGCCCATGCTTCATGATTACTCTTAATTTGGTCTAAGTGATGATCTATCTGCTTGATCATCTCCTTACCTTGAGCGGAGGCGAGTTCTTTATAGTTATCTAATCTCATTTAGAAACTCCGTGTAACGCTTTTTGAACCCTTAGTCGGTTGAATATCACCGGACTGTCTAATGCCACCTAAGAACGGGGCGTATGGTAGAGGGCCTTGTTGCGCCATCTTACCTAAAGTTCCATCCGGCGAAACAGGGGAACTAATCATTTGACCTACGGTATTAGAAAGCGTACCAAGTAATGTACTCAACGCAGCACCAGGGTCAGCCCCGAATGAACTAAAGGTACCAAACGCAGACATAATACCTTGTTGGCCTTGTTGTGACGCATTACGACCAACCTGAATCCACTTAATACGTAACTCAAGCCACATATTATCCTTAGCCTCTTTGCGTGCTTCGGCATATCTATAGGCATGATTTTTGGCATTCCCTTCTGTCAGCGCACGCTCAATCGCTAAACCTCTACGGTCGAAATCAGAAATTCGTTCACAATTACTACTGCTACATCTTTCAGCGAGAGCTAATGTTTGATCAAAGGCTCTCCGTACATTCTCACCAAACATACCACCAGTGCCGGCGTAATCAGCACAGGTAGTAGATCCTGCGAGCTGCGCGCTCATAGCATCTTCTTGCGGTTTGTAAACGGCGTTGTAAAAATCAAATAGCTCCTCCGCAATCTTCTGTTGCCGGTCTGCGACTTCATAAGTGCGGTCGGCAAGTTCTTTTTGCTGGAGGAACTGCTTTGTCAAAGCCCAAAGTTGAATACCGTTGAGCGCAAAGAGAATGGTTTTCTTCCACCACGCATTATCCTCTTTGTAAACCTTTTGGTAATATTCTCTCCATAGCTTCGATTCTTTTACACGTTGCTCCTCAGCGGATTTAAACAATGCGCTCCAAGCAGCGTGATTCTTCTCCGCCCATGAAAAGTAATAATCCCACCCAGCATTAAGAGAACCGGGTATCTGCTCAGCGGTGAATTCTGCCATCTTATAACTCCATTCGAATAATCTTCGCTACTTCTTCTCCAGCTAAGGTGAACGGTTTACCTGTTAAGACGACCACGTCTATATAGGCAAAATTACGCGCGCGATAGATAACTTTCATGTAGTCCACCATGCGTTTGAATTCACCCTTGCCCCGATATTCAGGGTCGATATAAGCGGTCATTAACTTAACCATTCGCTCTCCCTTACCTTCGTGGAATAAGAGCTGGTTCATCGCTAACCCCACCCGTTCTCCTTCGTCGTTAAGTAGCTCAACAAAATCTAAGCTCGCCGAATGCCACATCATAACTAACATCTCATTCGGCAATGAGGTGGAATCAGATCCGTCCATTTCAGCGAAACTTTTGTCAATGAACGGTCGCATTTTAATGACCTGTTCTAAAGTTTCTTCCGGTGTAGGGGGGAATTTTACTGTTTGAATCTTCATACTGTGCCTAACTCATGATAACTGGTAGAGACTTCTACCTGATAAACTTCTGCCGTGCCAGTGAGTTCGACTTGGAACTCTACATCACGGCGGCCAGAAGGAAGTCTAAATTTCTCCGTCTTTAAGGGGCTATACTCCTTGATCAGAATACCATCGCCGGTGAGTTTAAACTTCACATCTCCACCATTGTAACGACTTACTTTCGCTCCAGCAAAATTAACTTGCGTAGGTGAGACCTCAACTTTTCCTCGCCATACGTACGGGCGTAATTTATCCCCAACATTCCAGCGATAAACACCGTCTTTATATACGAGATAGAGTTCTTCATCTGCGCTGAATGCGTATAATGGACGGTCTGAGAGTTGTACCAACTTACTATGTTGCCAGTCGGCTAAGCTGATATTGAATTGTAAGCAGTAAGCAGCCACATCACTAAAGAAATAAACACCATCTCGATGATACGCTACGCTCATACGATCAGGGTGTAACGCTCGCCAGTCGTCTTGTGCGAAGTAAGGCGATGTGATGTTTTGCGCTGACTTGCCGTCCGTTAGGATCAACCCCTCCGAGGTTACGAATACAACACCCTTCGGTGTCTTAGTATAACCGTGTCCTCCACAACAACTTAGCAATGGGTAGTTCTCTAAGGTCTTATGTACTTGTCGGCACCCTACCGTCTTACAGTCTGCAATAGGCTCTACCAAATACACCGCACCGCACGTCAGTACAATGATGTTATTCTCAAACTCAACGAGGGCTTTTATATTGTCATGCACCGTTAATTCGTCTGCATCTTCCCATACGTGTGGATAATGCGGTAGTGAAAAGCGGATGCGCTTGCCGTAGAACCCGGCCAACTGTGTCCCACCCACGGTGATAACTCCTTCCAACTCTTTTGGTGGTGGTAAGTAATCCTTCGTCTCAAGTACGCTACCTAACTCATACTCACGCTTGCTGTCTAAGTAAGTGGAATCGTTGACGGGTATTTCCGCGACGAGGAAGAACTCGCTCACATCGCTTTTCTCCCCGATCATGACGCTCTCTAAATTAATGGCCTCTGCGTCAAAACCACTCACTAAGCGATAGATTCTTATTTTCTCCACGCCATATTCCGGTGGTGGCGTCTCAAAGCCAGACAAGATAGCTGTTCCACCATCATCGATGTCCACGACCTCACTTGGAAGACTTGGTGCGCCTTCATCGCAACAACTATTCACATAGGTGTAAACATAAGTACGTGCGGTTCGGTCATAATCAATCCCGTCGATGAAATTAGATGCTCCGCAAGACGGTTGCTTCAAATCCGACATAACCTCTACATTAGGCGCAGACATCGGCGTAGGAACGCCTAATCGGATCCACTTCGGTTCACATTCATCAGAACACGCAGTAGCCGGATAATCAAAAAGTCCGGTAACGACTTGTCGTTGGCAGCTCGTATTCAACCGTGTGAAATCCACACATTTATCGAACTCTTTCCAACAACATCCATCGTAAAACACGGACTTCGTTGATTTTTTAAGACTGTGGCATAACTTCGTTTCTCTAAACGGTTTTAACGTTCCGTGCCACAAGTTTACATCCAAAGCTAACTCTGCGTATTCGCCACCAATCAAGTGCCGGTCATATCGTGGAACCATACCCTTGAAGTCGCGATACAACAGATTCATTATTTATCCTCCTAGGATTGCTTTTAACTTCGCCTTCAACTTTTCGCTGTTTGCGATTTTATCAAGTAAGGCTTCTACTTCTGCCGCGTCGTCATGCTCACAACACGCTTGCGGTGTATATTGCGGTAATGGAGCTGTACCAGCTTCGATAATACACCCGTTTTCATCTAACGTAATAGAGGTGTATGTACCGGCTGGAATTGGATTCTTACGGTTAAGTAGAGATAAGCACTTCCCATCATATACCAAAGACTTATTTCCTACACAGATAGAAAACGTTTTACACGCTTTCGGCTTATCTACCGTGGTATTTCTACAAGGCTTACACTCAGCCATACAACCCTCCGGATTTCATTCGTATTTTACCCCGTTTAGTGCCAAGGATTCGATCTGCGCTCGCTTGATATAATCCTTGCTGATACTGTTTAGCGTGTAACATCGAGAGCTGTATATCAAACCATCGTGCCTGCTTAATCTGATACAACATAGCGAGGGCTTTATCTACAATCACCTCACGGTAACGCTCATAAATAAGGGCATCTACTTCGCAACAGTCTTGCTTAGGTGCTACGGCCACAACGACCCTCACCCGTTCCCCACTCTCGACTGGTGTAGGGCTAATCTTAAGATTATTTGGTGGCACAAACCATACGTTGCGACCGTAGCAATTCGGTTTGGTACAAGGCTCCTCTTTCAAGATCTCATACCCACAAACTTCTCTAATACTTACAACTCGCTCACAGTCGTCAATATCTAGCAGATATTCGTCCGCGCAAGCAATAAGATCAACTTCGGTCGTACGTTTAAGAATCTGCGATTTTACGCAAAAGTCGATTACAGCTTTACGCACATAATCTTCCGCCATCGGTTGCTCAATTCCGTCCAGCAACATGATTTCATCAATAAAATACGACAACGGTACAGTGGTGCTAATATCACGCATAGTATCTACCTCGCGCTCCGAATTGATATTTAGCTATCTCTCTCGCTACTAATTGACGTAGTTCTTTAGGTACGCCTGTAAGATTGTAATTAGATTCTTTATCGACTTCGACTTTCGCCTCGATAAGTTTCAAGAATAAGTTAAGGTGCTGCGTAGCTAACGTATTGGACGACTGGCTTTCTTCATCCACCATTAAAGCTCTAAAAAGTACCCAGTGTACGCCTAACGTAACGTCAGCGCAGTTAGACTGCTCAACGTCAGCACCTAAATCGTTTATTTCGAACTTGACTGGCGGTGTTTCACAAACAAATTTTAAGTAAACATCTACGCCGTATGGTACAGCCGGTTTCACGAAGACAGATCCATCCTTATCGGTAGCGATATTATACTTCGTTAGTTTAAAATCCCGGCTATGTTGGAATATAGAACATTGACGTGGGCGAAAGCCACCCCATTTAAGTTGCTTATCGCCCTTGTCTTGTTCGATTTCGTATAGGACATGACCTTCTTCATCACATACGCCAACGACTGAGAGAACACGCTCACACCCTTTAAACTCTTGGTTTATACCCGGTGTCAATTTCGCTACACGCGTTTTCTTAAACTTACTCGGATTAAGCGTGTACATGACGCACATCGCCTCATTCCAATACTCAAGCAACTGACGTTGGCTCCAACGCTGATATTGCTTAGCCGGAATACCGTCCGTGTAATCGTTTAAGTCGCGTGCTACGCCTTCAATCAAGTCGTTGATCGTAGTCATTATTGATCTAAGTCCTCTAAATCTGCGGTCGCACTTTCTTGCGATGCTTTTTTAACTTTCTTCGGCGGAGATTTACGTTTAGTTTCGGCTTCTTCTACCGCTTTATCTTCGCCATTCTCTTCCGCTAACACTTCTTTAGCCTGTCCTTTCGCTAAGGCATCAATCTGCGCTTGAAGTTCAGCCACTTTTTTAGCGTGGGCCTCTTCTTTTTCTTCGAGCTGTTGACGTGCAATTTCGAGGTTTCGTGCATTAGCCTCAGCAATCTTCTCAGCTTCGTGCGCTTGCTTCTCAGCCTCGACTTTTTCTTTTTCGGCTTTGATACGCGCTGCTTCTTCCGCTTGAGCGTTTTGTTGCGCGATTTCCAAGCGACGATTCAATTCAATTTGTTTTTGATCATCGGCGAATCGTTCAGGTTCATCCGGATCATACGCCGCAACTAAGTCGCCACGTGCGGCTAACTCAGGCGTCCATAAATAAATATTACCAGCCGCGTCACGTAAGTAAGGTGCTTTCGCTGCACGCGGAGGAGCTACAACGTTTTCGGTCGGGTTTGCGGTGGAACTAAATTGTGCCATATTTTTCTCCAATATAATTAGATTAAAAGCGCGGATATTTCACCGCGCTTTGTGTGCTTCAATTACAAGTGCATCGGTACTTCGTAGTCGAACACGTGCGCTGATACTTCTACGCGACTTGTGACGTCAGCGATAGAAGTGAATTTATCAGTCGGTAGCCCTTCTACTTTCAATACCAACTTCACGGCTTTACCGGTCGGGACGAAGTAACCACCGTTAGCCGGTTTCACCGCCGTACGTTTCATCATTTGAGAATTCGCCGCAATGCCAGTCATAGGATCTACTAAATCGACATCACCTTCATGCGCCAATGTTTTAGCGTCAATAATATGAGCTTCTAAAGTAAATACCAAACCGTCACTGTTCGGTGGTAAGAAGTAACCACGTTCGTGTTGCATTGGAATAACCAACGCTGCGACATCAATAACAGTATGATGCTCAGGAATCACGAACAAGTCTAAGTAATCACCTACCTTAACATTCGCTTTACGTAAAGCTTCTGCCTGGCCAATACTGTTCAGTGGATTGAACGACGCACCGGCAGTAAAAAAGCCGTGCATATATTCACCGGCGATACGAAACGCCGGACGATTAATGTTTTCACCATATACTTGGTGTGGAGCTAAGTAGTTACTTTCATAACGGTATGCACCACCACGAGCTAAATTAATGTTTGCCATGATTTTTACCTACCTTATTCAAAAGTCCAGTATGCTACGGCGATTGCATCGTTGAAGATTGCTTTACCACCCCAAATAGCTGCCATTTGATATTGGAAGCCGAAGTAGTCTTTATCTTCGATAATGCGTCCTTCCGTAATGTCGCCATAAAAGGCATACGCGTCTTTACGGAACGCTAAGATGTAGTACACCTGTTTGTTCACTGCAGTGTCGTAACCACCTGGTGTACGCATAGATTCAATCGTACGGAAACCGGCTAATTGACCTGGGAATTCACCGGACAACAACATAGACGGCTCTTTACAGCAACCGATGTCCGCTGCCAAGCGATATTCAGATTGAATTAATACGTTGCCGAATTCCGGTGGAACAATCAAGAACATTTGATTGTTTTCCCAACGGCTACGGTGTACTAAGACTTGGCGTAAGTTCAACAATTCAGTCGGTAAATTCGCTGGAGTAATACGCACCGGTTTACCAACGGTACCTAAGTTGATCGAACGATGACGACCTGCATTTGCACCTTTGTTATTTGGGTGAGCTTCAAGCACCATACCGGTTAGTACGAAGGCGTGCCACATACCGGATAATTCTTTGTAGCATGAATCTAAGAACGCGTCCTCGAACATACTCCAGTATTCACACATATTACGACGTGTGTTGTTGTCAAACTTCAACGCTTTATATGCTTGGTGGCATAAACGCATTTGGATGGAAGTTAAAGACACTTCATCAGGTTTGATTACTTGGTTGTCTTCGTAGTTCTTCCACGCACCGACATCCGGTTGCAATAAGAATTCTACGACTTGGTTACAGTCAAAAGCCTGTGAGACAATATTGGTGTTAACAATTTCACCGATAATGTCTTTTTCCCAACCACGGGCGATGATTTGGGAGTGGTAGCCTTTCGTAGCGAGAGGAGTATCCATGATACTCCCATACCCAGACGCCGAACCTAACCCATTCAAATTAGACATCATGTTCTCCTATTTTATTTTTGAACGCTGGAACGATGTGCGCCCAGTTTCGCTCGATACTCGCTATATTGCTGCATCGTAATAAGTCGTCGTTGACGCTTACGTAGCATCTCTACAGCTTCCTCATTGGTGAACGTAAACCCTTCCTCCTTCTTGGTAGAAGCGGTTTTAGCTACACCGTTCGTTGCACCAACATCAGCGATTGCATTTGCTGCCGGTGCCTTACCGCTGATGAACGCTTTCACTTCATCCACGATAAAATCTGCATTCCCACTTTCCAGTGCGTCTTGTAACGCATGACCATAAGTGGTCTTAAATGGGTAACGGCTATCCGGTTCAGCTAATTTCTTTTGGAATTCTTCGGAATTAAAGATAACACCGAAATCCGGAATAGCTTTAAAAATCTTATTCTGCGTTTCGTTCTTTAACGCAAGTCTGCGTTCTTCCGCAGTCGGTTCACGTGTACGTTGTTCTGTCTTAGACAAGCGTTCTTCTAAGTTAAGTACGCGATCATAGACCGGCTTAACAAACGTATCACGAATTTCAATTAACACATCATCATCTACGTTTTCACTGTTAAAGCCTTTACGCTCTAACAGCTCACGGACTGCATCCGCTTGCTGAGCCTGTGTCTGCGTTGACATCTGACTACGTAGATTACTTAATTCTTGCTCCAACTCAAGCTCTCGTGCGGAAGGAGCTGTATTTTTGTTACCGTTAGCGACCTGCGCTTCTAGCTCAGCGTTACGCTTACGATATAGCTCTAGGAGCTTATTTGGGTCTTCTGCACCACCGTTATCATTCGGAGCGGTTGTATTGTTTTCAGTGTTAGTACTATCTCCAACAATAACGGTATTAGGCGCTTTAACCTCACCTGCAACCGGTGGTTCTTGTGGGGGAGTTGTTTGATCTACACGTTTACTCGTAGATCCGTCAGCATTAAATACAATGCCGTTAGCCTCTAACTGAGCGCGCGCTTGGTCTGCGAATGGATGTTTAGCCATAAACTTGTGCCTTATTTATTGACTGTTTTAATCACCGCAATTAAATCATCGATGATCTGTTCTTGACCCTTTAACTGTAGGGCCATAGCTCTCGCAGGTTGCTCATTTGTAATGGCATAAGCCTGAGCTGAACGAACCTGCTCCTTACTTACAAACTCTTTTGCTAAAGTTAGTAAGTTTACAAACTCAGCACACGTTGAAGGGTCACTGAACACTTTATACAGTGTGCGAGCTTGTAAATCCGTTGGTACGAACGCACCAAATTTAATCTTAGCCACGAATCGGATTCTTCGGACTTAATTTCTTTTGATTCATACCACGTTGGTCTTTAAGCATTGCTTTGTTACCAACTAAGTCTGCATCAGTTTTTACTTTGCGTTGTGTACCCGTACGGGTATCTTTCATCATAATATCGGATGGAATACCAGCCATTTTTCCGCATTTCGCACATCTTGCCATTTTTCTACTCTCCGTGGAATAAAGGTCTTGGAAGTAACTGAGCTTGCGCCACGGTTAGTTCTTCTACACGCATAATTGCTGAACCAATCATAGTTTCATCGCATAGCTCAAACATATAATAGCCAGGAACAGATAGCACCGTGAGATTGTTATTCGGTGTATGCGTCCACAGCTCGCCACATTGTACCACAGGTTCAGAGGATACGATCTGCGATTCAACGGAATCTAATACGCACCCTTCGCAATCCACGCACCCATCACGATGTGGGATCTTACCACCTACAATATCAATCTTATGTAATACGGCGCAGTCACCTTCGCGTGTTACATCACCATATTTATCCGTTTCTGTGCAACGAAAGTTAAAGGATGAAATTACCACAACATAACCCGGTGTTACCATGAACACTTTAGAAAACTTCGTTGTCTGCTTTTGATCTACAATTTCAATCGCCATGATTATCTCCTATCGTGGATCCATCGGGTCATTAGGTTGAGCTGGTGGCTCACTAGGAACTCTTGGTAAAGGATCAGGATTCACCGGAGGCGTATGCGGATCAAACGGTACCTCAGATTGTCCCATAATAGTTTCAAAGTTACGTGGGCTAAATCCAAATGACTCAGGTGGATTAAATGTCGTTGACACCAACGTATAACCTTGATTTTGTAACTCCGCCAGCGCACTGTCATAGTTCGTTCTAGGAATATTTGATCCTACATTTCCTCTAACCGTAAACTCTTTTAAAATTTCATTGGTATTTTCCATAAGAAATTTAAAGGTCGCAGTTGAGGTTTCATCTACGCTTGGATTAGGTGGGCTAGGTTGTCTATATTTTTGTAGCGTAATCGTGTACACCTTTGGTTCCGCTGTATCTTCAAGGTACATTGGCGGTGTAAAATCACTACTTACAAATTTTAATCCAGCCGGTGGATTTACGTTCGCATCATAAATTGTGGTTGGGATCTCACTGCCAACTCTGCCGGTGTACTCACCTAGTGTAGTAGTAACGGGATCCGCTGTACTGCCTTCTTCCGGTAATACTACCCGTTTAAAAATAACATTCGACAGCTTAACTGTGCGAAGTTTAACTAAGTAATACTTCGTATAGTCGATGTCTAAGAACGTTTCACCCTCAGCGAACGTTGTTGTAACAAGCTCTTTACCTAGTCCCAAGTATTCGTTTAGCTTAGCATTAAACGCATCACGTGGAATTTTAGTCCCTACTTCTCCATCAAAACTGAGTTTGTCAACAGACGCATCATCGACGAAGAACTCGATCTCTACTTTCGACCGCTTAGGTTGAGGTTTAGGCGTCTCAGGCTCTTTAGGTTTCTCCGGAGGGGGAGGACTTGGAGGTGTGGGGTCTTTAGGTACATTACCATTGCCACCTTTAGGACACTCTACCCCGACGATACCACCCGTCGGAATCTCACTACCAATCACCGTACTTTCCGGTAAGCAGCAACATTCCACTTCTTCCGCTAGAGCCACGAACTGACCTAACAATGTTTTGTCTTCCAGCTCAAATACGTAATCACCTGGAATCGTTAAAAATAACATACCTGCGCAACCGTCAATCGCTACGTCGCAACAACGAATACGAAGTGGTTCGCTCAACTGGACAATAGCTGACTTACCCTCGTCGGCACCGCACGCACATCCGCTACCAAACGGCATAACGCCACCGCCTAAATAGACACGGTGAACTAAAATCTTTTTACCAGCCGGCAAAGCGAAGGTAGAAATCTTTAAAGCCTTACAATCACCTACAGTTAACACGTGCGTTACAGCGTTGGTGGAAAGGCTATCAAATAACACAGCACGGTTAGTTTCTTCTGCGTTAGAACTTCGACTTACAGCGTGAACTTTTTTGCCAGTAATAATACTACAGTTAGACATAGAGTATCCTACAACGTTAATAGAAATAAAATCGTCGTGATTGTACTACCGACGAAGAATCCGCGCCACCACCAACAATATCCGCACTCGATCTTAAACAAATCAGCGAACGGTACAATTACCTTGTTCCACGCGAACAGTTGGATCTTATTGGCAACCTTTCTTACGTTTTTCATAGCTTTTAACCCATTCGTACGTTTTCTTCGCCAGGTCAAGCGCCAACTCATACGCTTCGTCATCTGGCCCTTCCGGCTGGAAGATATAAGGTTGCTTCCAGTAAAGGCGCTGCACACCACCGAAAGTTCCGTCTTGCGCGAATGACATCTTTCCACCGGCACCGAAATCTACGGTTACACTAAGTACACCACCGCCATCATTTACGACTTTACCTGCACCTTTAAGGATGTCATGGACGATGTCACCCACCTGCATATTACGGCCGTTTAAGCTCATTTGAAATCTCCAATATAGAGTTATTAGTTAAATTCTACACGATCTCTATGTTAGTAGCAACTTACTCGAAAATTACTACTAACATACTAGAAAACTACACCTGTGGCGTTTGTGGGGTCTGTGATGTTGCTTCGGTTTGTGGCGTAACGCCTCCCTGTTGCGGTGGAGCTAACTGGCTTAAGTCGAGTGATTCTTCTCCCATGATAGATCTTAAGACTTTCTCAGCATTTTCATCCGCCAAGTCTAAAGCTTCAAGTACTCGGTCAATCGCTTTATCCAACGTACCCGGTTGCACTCGTCCTGTTTGGCCTAAGCCAATCACAATTTGCGCTGCCTCGATCATGTCATTTTTCTTCAACTCACGCTCCATTAGACCGCTCGCACCACGCGCTACAACCTTAGCATCACCCTTAATCTCTTTCTTCGGATTAAATTTAAGGTTAAGCATATATAGCGATTCTGCAAACGGAGAAATAACGTCTTCATCAAAGTTTGTAATACCGCTCTGAACACCCTTGAGTGCATTCCCATACAGCATAGACATCCCACGGAACGTTCTGTTTGCTCCCGTCCCCACCGGTTGCCCGTGAATACTCGCAGGAATTTGCGTCACAATGTCAGCCAACGACATAAACCACTGGCATACATTACTCAATGCACCAGTATAATTCGGGAAGTTATGGAACACGTACGCTGGTCGGCCACCGCCTACAGGATCAGGGTCGGTTGGATTTAACGTATATGGCTCTACTTCACCAACTTTACCGTCTTCTACCCACTGTGCAATTCGCGTGAAGTCAACCTCACCAATCGGGCCGGAGGAATATTCCATGTTCTTGATCATACCACGCAAACACGCATGGAACGCACGCTCCGTATCACGGATCTTCTGCGCAATACCAAACCCCATCACCCCGTTACCCGTCGTCTCGTAGCTCGTTACGAACACAGGACGCACGTTTGCATTAGGGTTAGGGTTAATAATCACCTTCAAAGTAAAATGGCCTAGCGTGTGGATGATACATTCATAGTACTCGTTATCCTCTACGCCCTTAACACCATATTCTTTAAGAATCTCTCCTTTCACCGCACCGTGATACTTCAATACTTCAAGCGGTGAATTACCGTCCCAGCTAATGATATTACCGCCTTCTTCCGGATTCGGACTTAACCAGTTCACACTTGTATTATGGTTAGCAAAGTGTTCAAGCGCAGCAATCACATTCTCTTGGATATAAGACGGTAACGAGGCCATCTTCATGAGCTGTTGTTTAGAGTAGCGTTTACGGATAATGACATACGACCCATCTTGGGCGTTCGTACTGTCAGGAGACCAAAAGAAGTCGAATGGGCTTACACGGTTGACGGCATAGATGACTTCGTCTTTCGCCTTCAATGAATCTCCCTGCCACACCATGCGAGTTCTTATCTCAGGGGTTGGGCCTTCCAAGACGGCATACGGATAGATACAAAAGTCCTGCAAGAACTTAAGCACAGCTTTCTTAAACCCACCCTCGACGCACTGATCCCACATCTCCGTTTCCATGAGCTTACTTGCCTCTTTCGCCTTGGCAATCATCAGCTCTCGTGTGGCATACTTCTCTTTGTCTATGAGTTCTTGTAGCTCAGCTCGTGTAGAAGGCATATCTCCCTGTCCGCCAAACAACACATCTTTGACTTTGATCAGCACTTCCTCAACCATGCTATCACTTAGCTCAGGTACCGGCGTCGGCTCTACAGCAAAAGGAATACCACCGCTACCGAAAATCAAGTCACGTAGCCACGCATTTAACGCACTGATCTTCAACTGCGATAGGTTAACGCTAGGCATATTCCCAAATGCTTTTTTAATATCGCATGGGATTTCTCCGAAGTATTGGTTGTAGCATCTATGCAACACTTCGTCGGCAGTAGCATCACCAAAACTTACCGTATTACGATGTCTCACCGCAGCATCAAAGTCCTGCTTTACTCTCCGTGCTAAGTGGTCTTGGATCTCAAGTGTAGCATCACTACGACTATCATGAATGCGCTGAGCAAGCCCTAATTCTTCTTTAATCTTCATTCGATCCCCTAATACACGCGCTTAGACGGTGGTCGTTTTATTGCGCGGTGCTGTTGTTGATTGTCTGTGCCGTGTCTTATGCCGTTACAAAGGTACTGTACAGCATCATGTAGGTGGCTGAACTCATTCTTAACCGGTTCTGACGAGTACGTTTTCCCAATACCAGCTACTTTTAATGGACGGTAGTGGTAGCCACCACGAAAGCCTCCGATGATTTTCTCACACCGCTTATCAATGAGCAAACCTTCACGTCGTTGCAAGAAGCTAATCACACTATCCAAACGAGGTTTAAATTTATTCGTCGGGGCATTAACCGCTTGTATGCCATATTTGCGTAGCACCTGTACCGGTGTCTCACCGTGGTTACTATCTCGTGGGTTGGCCGGGTCAGTAAACGCCACCACATCACACCCCGGATAATGCTGCGCGATAAATGGCATCAGCACATCGCGAACAAACGGAACAAACGGCAAGTCTAATGCGAGCAACTCATGCTTGATCAGCAACGTCCCCATCTCAATCTGCCCGAACGCCACCGCTGGATTTAGACCTGTGGTATCGATCCCCAAAATCACCGGTTGCCCGAAGGTCGGTTTAAGTTGGTAAGCACTCACCATATCTTCTTTCCAATAGCCTTGATACACCGGCACACCGTCGAAGTTGCTACCATATTTACCCATAATCTCCGTATCTATGTAGTGTTTAGGCTTACCAGCCAACATACGGCGATAATACTGATAGCCGAACGCCCGTCGCTCCTCCAACGTCCAAGGTATGTCATTCACCATTGGTTTCTGATTCAAATACTCAAGGTTCTCAGCCACAGGGTTATCAATATACTCTATGGTGCCATCCGGTTGCTCAACCTCAATGAACGGTGCCGGCTGGTGGAATATCTTAGTACCTTCAACTTTGTCTAAATCAAGTTTCGCAAGCCAGTGATCTTCCGACGGTGGGTTGCTATCTAAGATTACTCCACTGTACGAACAACCCCCACGTCCGGTCGCAGGATCAAGTGTTGGGTAACGACCCACACGCTCCTTACAAGTATCATACACCTCGAAGGCGACTTCTCGTGCCTCGTTGATGAAGATCATCGTAAACTCCATCGACTTGAGTTTCTGTACGTCCTGCACATTTTCCAATGCGATGAAGACGAACTCCATATCAAACTTCGTCCCGTCCGGCAACCCACCACTAAACCGCGCAGTCATCGGGGCCGTCTGTCTCACCGGTGCGAGCATAGGACTTACCCATCCGGCGAATGACTTAACCGTTGTCATCCGAAGGTTAGGATAGGTCGCCCGCACAAGACCGAATCGTGTACGTCTCACCCCATCTACACCCGGTGCTTGTGAATATCCACGCAACAACAGCTCTTGGATCATCATAACCGACTTACCTGTCCCTACGCCGGCTATTACGCCACGTACGAAGGTATCATCGTTATGGAACTCCACCGCCGTCGGCGACGGGTTATACATCGGCATTACTATCTGCGTCATTGTGCGCTTGCTCTCTCGCTCTCAATTAGTTTTCTTAACTCTTGGATCCGATGTTGTAACGACGCTATTTCGCGCTCATACTTCGCAATCCGTTCTTCTTTCTCACTCTTTCGTGGGTCGTAGTAATACATCTCAGGAAGCGTCATCTTCAACCTCCTCAAAATCCCATGTCAACACCAAGCCATTTAACGTCCCGATGATAGCGAAGATTACCCCTACCACATAAGCATTGGTTGTCGTATTCCCATAGAAATGCACCAAAGCCCCGAAGAACAGCCCGAACGCCGTTCCTACGATTAGGCTGCTCACCAACGCTTCTTTATTATCATCACTTAACTTCATCTATATCCTCCGGATTTACATCAATCACTGTATTTGTCCCATTAAACGCCTCTGGCTTACGAAGACCATTACCAAAGTTCACCACAAGCTGTACCCCTGTATAGACGGTGGCGTTCTCCTGTTTGGTCTTAGCGATTAGGGCCGGGTTAAGATTGGCCAGGTTGGCTGCCAGCTCAATGGCTTTGAAGGCGTCCTTATCTTCACCGTAATTTATCATGTGTTCTAAGCGTGTTAAGCCCTGCTCCGCCACGCGTCGTGCTTGTAACTGGAACCCATTGGTACCTGCCAACGCAGAAAGCGAACTCTCTACTTCTCGAAATACCTCTTTAAAGAGCTTATTCCCTTTTAGCGTCTCATACTGATACGGCGTTAGCCCATACTCTGCAAGTATTGCATCTTCTTGCTCAGGATAGGCCAGCAACTCAATGATTAAGCTACCCCACTTCCCAACGTTAAAATCCCCTCGCAACGCCGCCGAACCATGCGAAATAGGCTTACGATCAAAGTCTATTTCCGCGAGAATACTGGATAGGTCGGGTAAATCCCCATTGTCACGATCAACGGTCAGGTCTTGTGTCATACCATCTGTCAAATTCGGCATCTGTTACCCCCTCCAAGTTAATCGTATCCATCATGAAGCGAAACGCATCCGCCTTCGTCACACCACACCGCTTACAAAAGGCCATGAGCTTGTCGTGGTAGTCTTCTTCAAGTTTTAGTTGTACTGTCTGCATTGCACTACCTTATTAGTTATTAGTCTAAAGTTATGTTAGTGTATCATAACATCGTTGACAAGCGATAGTCGTTGGTATAGTATTCAGGTTGTCGATTACTTCCAGAAGTAAGAAGACTGGTTCCTTTTTATAAAATTGGTTTATCACCCCTAGTTAACTTCTCCTTTGGTACTAGGGGTTTTTTATTTTCAGCGAAAAATATTTTTCTCCGTGGCCACTCTTTTAGGCCTACCCCCGTCGTCCAAATACCCCCCGCAGGTTTATGTGTGTCTTGATTGCTTAATGCCTTTGTTCTTACTGGTTCCTTAGGGTACAGGTTGTAGGGGTTATTTAATAACATAGATAACCTAAAAAGCCTTGTTTTCTCGGAATTTGAAAAATTTGCGAGTGGCGTAGTGCGTTAAAATCTATGCCCTCCCCTCCCCAGTCAGTCCAAACCCTCCGGAGGTACTCCGCTCATAACGAGGCGTAGCCCACGAATGGAGCGACGTAGGAGCGACGCTAACTAAGGGGGCTCAGTTCACACAGACGGAGTAGTCGAAGACGCTCAGTCTCTTAGGGTGGGTGGGTAGGGCAGCGATTTTTTGTGCGGCGAAATGTCTGAGTGTTATGTGGTGGCGTGGATGCTCTGAGGTATTTTGTCGCTGAGGAATTTTGGCGCTTTTGGCTGGGATGTCGCTGATGATAATAACGCTCGCCTGGTCGCCGTGAAATATCGAGGCTTGCTCGGGTGCTTTGGGTGGCATGGTAGCGGTGAACACTAAGACACTAAAAAGCCAGCTGGTCGAACACTAAGAACACTAAGACACTAAAAAGCCAGCTGGTCGAAAACTAAGAAAAC